GCGTGACGGGAACGGCGCTGACTCTGGCAGGCGGCAACCTAACCGGCGGCATCAACTCTGCCCGTGGCAACATCACGCAACACGCGACTACGATGGACTTTTTCGCTACCACGTCGCCGGATATTCTGGATGGGACTGGTAGTGCTGTAACGATCACCGCTTGCGTGAATGCGCCGCAGGCCGGGGCAACGCGGAAGTTTTACCCCATTGTCGCAACGGTGCTGACTCATGGAGCGACGTTCGACATTGCCGGGAATGCGAACCTGACGGCGGCTGCTGGCGACTGCTGGGAGATTGAGGCTAAGACTGTTTCGACGTATCGAGTCAAGGCAGTGAAAGAGGATGGGACTGCAATCGCCGTGCTCGGCGCGACAGAACAAGCACTCACCGGTTACTACCTCCCCGCCGCAGGATCAGCCTACCAAGACTGCTACCGCGCTGGATTCCTTCCTAGCTGGTTCAACCAGCAGTGGGGCGGTGCTCAGTGGGGTACGTTGCCGGATGGTAGCTTTGGAAGTGTGGCTACTGGGAATGTGCAGGATGATACTGCTACTTCTTTGGGTATTGCCGGAAGGTATTACGCCTCCCAAGGGTTCATAGTTTCTGAAACAGTAGCAAGCCCTGTGGTGTGGGTGAAGGTTTATAAAAGTGGTAATCCGGCCAATGCGCTCACTGTCTCTATTAGAGCAAACTCAGGCGGTGCGCCAACTGGCGCTGATCTCGGAAGTGGAACTGTCGCCGCGAAACTTGTTACTAGCAAGACGGATGGGGAGTGGTATCAGGTAACAATCTCTGGTACGTACGCAGCAAACACGCAATATCACTTAGTTCTGACGCAAAGCGCAACAGACGCATCGAACTACTATTCATGGAAGGCCACAAGTGCAAAGAAGTACCCTCACGGTTATCTAAACGACGGTACATCTACTCCTATATGGACTCCCAATACAGCGTATGCCTACAGCTTCCTCATCCAGAACCCCACAGCCAACAGCATCATCCAGTCAGCAGGAATGTTCGATTACAAGCTAGCATTCAATCCCGGCACTCCGGTCAATCAATCCCGCAGCGTTGCACAACCTCTGGCCAACTTCTATGACGGCAAGACTTGTAGCGTTCTCTATCGTGGAACCTATGCCATCAGCACCAACGTCTGGGACTTCTGCTATGGACTCGATCATGACCGCATCACGCTCACCATCAATGCGTCAGGGTATCCAGTTCTCAGCATATACGAATCTGACAGAACCCTCGCTCAAGTTACGGGTACGGGCAGTGTAGCAAGTGGCAATCACGATGTTGGCATTCGTATTCGCACTATGGGCGATGGTGCAGATTACGCTACGTTGTATGTAGATGGAGTATCGGTAGGTACTCCGCTGACTGCTCAGACATTCACGATGGATGCTGCGATGGTGCAGCTAGGTACTTGCAGACTTGGTGATGGCTTCGGGATTATTCCAGCTTGGACGAACGACTCGCAATTCACTGCGTTGCCTAGCACGATGGGTTGGACAGGAACCGCTTCGCTAGTAACGGAAGCAAACGCATTCAGCATCCAGAACAATAAGCTGTACCAGAACAAGACGGCTTTCGATGCTGCTGGTGCGGGTTCTTACTACTACTACAGCAGAACTGCGCCGACCGCCTTTATGAATGCCACTGGATGGACTGTTGCACTCAAGTTGCGAGTTCCGACAAATACGAATACAGCAACTTCTGGTGGGGGCGGCTGTTATTTCTCAGTCGTTGACGGCAGCAAGATCGTTAGGGTCAATGTGCATGAATACTTCCTCTACATCGGTAGCACTGGAACACCGGATTTCTATATTCAAGGCGACTTCAAATCACAGGATCATGTGTTTACGCTTCAAGGAAAAGGGTCAGATTACTACTTGTTTATTGACGGGAAACTTGCTGTTGATGGTACTGGAAAACTAACCAGCGCTTCCGCTACCAACAACGTATTTTTTGGAGATGGAACTTCTACTGCTTCCGAAACCGCCGACGCCATCTGGTCATACGTCAAATACTACCAAGGTGGAATGCTTCTCCCCACCGCAGCAACCTCAACGTGCAGCGAGTTCGCCCATTGGTCAGGCGATAAGTCTGCTCTGTACGCAAGCCTGTGGAACAGCGGTAGTCCTGTGAGCGTGAAGCAACTCTGCGGCGTGCCTCGCAACTACCAGTTTGAACAGGTGGTGCAGAGGGAAGTGCGGAGGGGGGTGACGAGTGGGCCAACTGTTTCAAGTACAACACCATCACAATTGGTGGATATGGAGTGCTACGTCATTGGATCAAGTGTTGAAGGTAAGGGGGAAGTTTCGGCTTCCAATGGATCAAACAATAGCGCAATACTTACCTACTCGTATCTAGATGGCATCCTTGCTACTACCCAGTATCAAATCACACAGACGACACTTGGGCAACCTGGAACGCTACCTATCGTCATCAAGCCTCTGGGAAGTCAGCTAGGTTTGCACAAAGCTGAAGCACGAATGGCTTGCTCTGGTGGAACCACGGCAACCGCAGAGGGACTGAAGCGAACCCTAACCGTCGAGGCAAGGAGCTAACTATGACAACTTACACAACCAAAGAAAACGAATCCTTCGACCCCGAAATCCTCCGTCAAGAACTGGTTGCTGCTATCGGTTCTACCGGCTGGCACCTGAACACGGCGGGCAACACAGTTCATCTGCAAATGGATCGCTGGTTCCAGTCGCTGCTTGAAACCGATTGCGAAGGTCCGACTACCGCAGAAAGAGCAGTCCTCGCCCACTTCGCCAACGGTGCTATCCGTGAAGCCAATAAAGCTATCCTGAAGCAGATCACAGAACTAGAAGCGAAGCAGACGCCTCGCAGGGTACGCGAAGGTGGTGCATGGCTGGCTGATCTGGAAGTGAAGATTGCTGCACTCAGGGGGCAATTGCTGTGATCTACCTCTTGGCCTACATCTACGCCTTTTACTTGCTGTTCGTCGTGACAATGGCAGCAAAGGCTGTGTGGAAACAGCTTCACATTGTGACGAAGATCATGCTTGCTCCTGCTGCTCTGCTCGCGGTGTTCATGGACGTGATTTTCAACGTATTCATAGCGACATTCATCTTCATGGACTTTCCTCAAGAATACATGTTCACCCAACGCCTGAGTCGGTACAAGAATGGAGATTCAGGTTGGCGTACCAGTGTTGCAAAGTGGCTGTGTTTCAACCTGCTCGATGTTTTCGAGGTAGGTGGGCATTGCCGGTAATTAACGCATCTGCCACATAGAGGGCGGGAAGGAAGAATCATGGTTGATCCATTAAGCAAGCAGGAATCAAAGGACGCGGTAAAAGAAGCATTACATGAGTGGCTGGATGAAAAATATTCAACCTTCGGAAAATGGTCACTTCATTCGTTTCTTGCCTTGCTAGTTGCTGCTGCGTGTTATTTTGTCCTTGCCGCTAATGGATGGCACAAATGAAGCCATCTCAAGCCTGCGTTGATCTGGTCAAGTCATTCGAGAGTTACCGGGAACACGCCTACAAATGCCCTGCCGGAGTCTGGACGGTCGGCTACGGAACGACAGAGAACGTGCGACCAGGGGATTCTGTTACGGAAACGCAAGCCTGTAATCTGTTGCAGGAAGACCTTCAGGAAGCCGCTGACGCCGTTGATGATCTGGTCGACGTGGAAATCTCCCAAGCTCAATACGATGCCCTGTGCAGCCTGATCTACAACATTGGCAGGGAGGCGTTCAAGAATTCGACCCTGCTGAAGCTGCTGAATGGCGGAGCGGCGCATGAGGCCGTGGGCGCGCAGTTTGATCGGTGGAATAAAGCAGGCGGAAAAGTGTTGGCCGGCTTGTCCCGCCGCCGCCTTGCTGAACGTACGATGTTTGAATCCTGACTGGCTGGAGGTTTCGTGATCCTGACGGACATCTTGGAGTGGGAACGCAAACTGGCGATAAGACGCTCGACAGTGCTATTTGTGACCCTCTGGATGACCTACAGAGCCTTTGAATGGGCGGCGGGATACGCGAACTCCACAAGCCTTACCAGTGGGCTTGAAGCTGCTGCAATCATTGCCGCCGTGACCGCTCCAATAACATATCTACAGACAGCAGTTTTCAAGGCGTACATTTCCGCGAAGGATGAAAGATGACTTTCTTGCTTGCAAACTGGAGGTGGGTTCTGATCGGCCTGCTGATCGCATCAACCGGCCTGTTCTATAAACTCTGGCGGGAGGATGTTCGTGCTTTCAATGCCTACAAGATTGAAGTTGCTGCGCTAGGTAAAGCGGCTGAGATGGAGAAGAAGTGGATCGAAACTGAACACGCGAAAGTTACCAAGGAGATCAAAGATGCTATTCCCAAAAAGATTGCTACTGCTCGTTCCAATGCTGTTGCTAACTACCTTGCCAGCCTGCCAGACAACTCCGGTAGCTGTAGAGTGTCCCGTGTTGCCAACAGTGCCAGCGGAGCTAATGGTTCCGGCGAAGAATCAATTCCTGCTAGTGGAGCCTTCATCCAAGACTGCGCCCAAGACGCCGCAACAGTAGGGTTGTGGCAATCCTGGGCGAGGGGAGTGGGCTTTCCGGTTAAGTAAGGCTCCGTATTGCCTCAGCGCAACCCTCAAGATTTTGTTTTACACAGACCTTCGCACACCGCTCCCTCTCCTGCTTGAGTCGTTCATCAAGCGCGGTTGAGTCGATGGGGAGGGCGAATGAAGCATCCGCGCATTCGCGTATTGCAGCCAACGCCTCCCGCAGCTTTGCTTCTCTGGCTTTGGATTTGATGAGGTCGCTTTGCCTTGCTGGAATCTCATTGATGTAGCTTAGTGCCTCATCCCGTTCCTTCGTCATGGCGGCGAGTTGCTCCCGTAATTCAGCTTCCACGCGCAGCATCCTTCCGCAACTCGGCGTTCTCAGCTTCCAGTTCAGCGATGCGCCAGTTTACTGCGAATTGAAAATCGCTAGGTGTCATGTAGTTCATCACTTCTCTCCTTGCGCGGCGGCGATCATGTTCATGTAGCACCCTCTAACTGTGTGATCTTTCGGGTTAGCAGAACTCATTGATATGTTCCCGTGCCTAATCATCTCCTCAGTCGGTTCCTTCGGCACCAGCACCATGCCTTCCGGGATGGATGCGGGGTGGAGGTAAAGCAGAGTTCCGTTCGGTCAAGGCGCCATGTTCCCGCGCTTTGTTTTCAGCCAACCGAAGCCAACCTCAAACACCGGCTCCGCATCCTTCATCCACTCCGCTTCAAGTCGAGCGGCGAAGTTTTGTAGTTCGTCATCGTTGCCCATGAATGTCTTAGTAGGTAGCACATTATTTCTGCGATCTACAAAACACTGATCCGCTATCAGCCGTACGTCATCTTTGTTCATCTCACCGCTCCTATCTTCCAAAGCTCCATCCAGACCTTGTCGGCCTCGCGTACATGGTTGTCCATCGAAGCCTCGTCGCCCATGTTGCCGGCGAGGTACGCGAGGGTCATCTCGAATCCGTATCGCAGGTTGAGCAGGAAGGTGTTCATTTCTTTTCCTCCTTCACCGCCAGATATTTCCAGTACGCACGACCCTGTGTACCCATGATGTAGGTGCATGTATCTGCCGTGCTACTCACTGGCTGCATCCCTAATACCTTGGCACAGACCTTGGGGGCTTGGGTCGCTCGTTCCTCACCCATCCACAGTCCCGCCACGAAACAGGCAACCGACCAGCAGGCAAAGAACACTATCAGATCGGCGTGAAACGGCTTTCTCGTTGGCTTCATTGATCCTCCCGATTTGTCGCACGATGTATTCACGATCCCTCTGCGCCACTGAGTCTAGGATGATGGCTTCGATGCTTTCAGCGGAACAGAGTTCGCCCTGTCGCGGATAGCCATCTGGTTGTGCCTCTCGCAGTACGCATTGCCGCCGCAGGAATGCGTTGCTATCCTGGCGCATCGTTTCTTGTTCTGTCCGATTGCGGTACATTGTGTTTTATCCTCCTCGTAGCTGCGGTTCATAGTTGCTGCACCTTTTCAATGGCGTCCTTGCACCCGTAGGCATAGATGTGATGCCATCCGATGTTGCGAAGGTAGATTTCCCATTCGCGTTGATCGTCGCTGATTGTTGAACCTTTGACGCGCTTCATTTCGATGCCTAGTTTCCAGTCAAGCACTAGCAAATCCGGTACTCCTGCCGTGAGTCCTTCCGCAACTAAATACGCTGCGAGTTTGTAATCCCGCATGGCGGCATTCGGTACGGCGAAGATGCGAACCTTCGGATATTGCATCCTGAACCACTTGACGAAGTTCTTTTGTTCTTCGTGTTCCAGTGGGTACTCCGGTGGCTTGCTCGGAGCGCGTGTTTTAACCTCTTTGGCGGGCGTATCGAAGCCTTCTGGCATTGGCTTACCTGCCGCGAAGCAAAGGCCGCGCAGAGCCTTCTCGTTAAGGCGTATGGTTTCGTTTAAGGTGAGCTTCTTTTTCATCACCATATCCTCGTCCTCAAATCCCCTTCCTGCTGCCGCTTTCTCCAATTCGGCACAGTGCGTCCAGTAGGCTTCGGCTTGCCAACAAACTCCATCGGCCCCGACAAGCACCGCCCATCGACGTACAGGCTTCCGGTTGTCGTGTCTGCCCATGCGTCGATATGCCCCTCGTCGCGGTACAGCAGCACTTCGCACACAAACCGCGTGTGGTGCTGCTTCGGCCCTCGGACGTCGACAGAGTATTCCTTGCTGCCGGTCAAATCTTCCAGTTGCTTCGTAATGAGCAGCGGAGTACCGGCGTCGTCGGCGTCGTGCCACTTGCGGAAGGTAGGAGTCATTTGATTGCGTCCATAGCCGCACGATAAGCCGGATTCTTGACAGGAACCTTACAAAACATATCGCACACTCGCGCATATTCCGCAGCCAACTCTACGAGTACCCGTAGCGTGTCGCATTGAGCATTGTTGAGCCGCACTATCTCGGCTTGCTGGTCGGCGGCGAGTTTGGCTAGGGTCGGTTGCGCCCATGTGGCGAAGTCAGCCATGTAAATTAGTCTCCGCGTAAAGTTCTTCAGCAAACCGCCGAACCATTGCCAGATTCGTTCG